TATCCCTGTCAGGGAGAAAGTCTTGTTGGCAAACGAAGAGGTGCAGAAGACGAAAGATGGTTATGGCCAGAAGTCTTCCGACTCATTAGAGAACTCAGACCCACTTGGTTTGTTGGAGAAAATGTTGCTGGACACGTCACAATGGGCTTGGACACTGTGCTCTTCGACTTGGAAGAAGAAGACTACTCGACAAGGACATTCGTATTACCGGCTGTCAGTGTCGGCGCGCCACATCAAAGATACCGGACATTTATTATTGGCCACTCCAACGACAAGTCAAAATTACAAGCCGATCCGCGAGTTGTGCCCTTCAGAAGCAAACGGGAAGCACGGAAAAACACTACCAGGATCAATCGGGGAACACTTTCCAGAATATATTGGGAAGAAAATCAACCCGCAATTTGTGGAATGGATGATGGGACTGCCACAAGATTGGACGAAGATAGATTGAGATTCTTAGGAAATGCGGTTGTGCCTCAGCAAATCTATCCAATATTTGAAGCGATAGCAAAGATTGAAGGTTTATTATAAAAATTTCATTTTGTATTAGTTTAAAACCAAAAAGAGCACTTTATAAAGTGCCCTTTAAGGAAAAAGTGAGATACTGAAAAGTAAATTAGGGTTTTTTGCTTCGAGATAATATATGACCACTTCATCATAATGTGATGATGAATCACAAAAGAGCAGCTAGCAAAAGCTAACTGCTCATCTCCAAGGGGGAATGGAGAAACTATCATGTTGTTTATATTATTGACGAAATATTGAGTTTTATTCATCTATAAAAGTCGAGATAAAATATCTTTAATTAATCCTGAGGCTCCAATAAGGAGTATCGATAGAAAAATTATTGAGAATATACTTTTTTTAGGCTTTTTAAACTCTAGGTATAAGTTAATGATTGCACCAATTGCAACAACAATAAAGATAACGAGTCTTAATATATCTGGCATGAATAACACTCCTATTAATTACTTAATTGTATTATACAGGAAAAATATTTGAGGTTAATCAATAGTGATACGATTTAAGGAAGATTTAAACAAAATTAATCTTTTTAATAGAAAGCGAGGAATAACAATGGGACTAGGAAACCGTGGAATGGCATTTGAAATGCTTATCAATCTAGCAAACGAAATGTATCAAAGAGGGGAGGTGGCGCTTATAAACAAGCGTCCGACTCCTGTGAAAGTGTTAAAAAGTAAAGGTGGCCGTGTACTAAATGGATTCTATGAAGCTAAAAGTACAGTAGACTATGACGGCGTGTATAAAGGACGAGCTATAGCGTTTGAAGCTAAATCCACAGAGAAGGACACACGTTTTGATTTAAAGAACATTGCGCAGCATCAATTGGATTATCTGGAGAAAGCAGAAAAGATGGGAGCAATATGCTTCTTTCTTATAGAGTTTAGTAAGGATAATTCAGTATTTGCAGTACCACTATCAATCATTCAATCTTATGTAAGGATGTCCCATCAACCGAAGGGCAAGAAGTCTATACCGAGAGCAGATTTTGATGTTTATGGATATCTTGTAGATCAGACAGAGAGAGCGCCAGTAGATTACTTACAATACATTGATGAAGCGGTAACTCCAGTTATGTTTGATAGCATGATTCAATTTGATCAGGACCATAAGAGAGTAGCGAATAACATCGAAGTAGCAAAAGAGAAGATGGCTACTAAGAAACGTAAATTATTAAAGGCTTAATGGATAAGGGAACCATGCACAATAGCACGGTGGGGGCTATACTAATGCGCACTGTTCCCTTATTCAACAATGAAATAGTAAAATTTCACGTACCTAATGTAAATGTAAAAACCAAAATATGAAATAGGGGGATTCCTTCATGGAACAATTATCTTTATTACCAACAATCGATAGAGAGACAGAAAAGAAGGTTCAGAAAGAAGTAGTGAAAATCCTAAAGGAATACCGTGCCTTAAAAGCACGCTTTGAGAATGAAGTGGAGCTACAGCAAGAGGGAATTAGTCTGTTTCCTGAGATAAGGAATACAAGACATGTTAGCAATATCAAATTCAAACAAATTGATAAGGCCTTACAATACGTTTTAGATTATGATGAGGCAGAGATTATCAAGATGAAGTATTTGAATGGTGAGAAGTTAAAGGATATTTTTATCTACACTGAGTTATCAATGAAGAAAGATCATTTCTACAATAAGAAGAAAAATGCTATTCGATTAATTGCAACTTCATTGGGTATGATTTGAAGATATAGAAAAATAGTGCATTGTGTAATATTTGTATGTTAATATATTTTAGTAATTTATTTTTAATATATTAATAGGGAGATTAAAGTATGTTTAAGAAAATGAATCTATTATCAATTTTATTTGTAAGTATATTGATTTTACTTACAGGGTGTGGAGGCTCTTCGGTAGCTTTTAAAAAGGGAGACAAGTACAAGGAAAGCGATGGATATACATTTATAGAAGTAACAGAAGATAATGAATGGAAAATGCACGGAAAGAGAGATAGTACTAATGAATATGCTTTATATAAAGTTGAGGAAACTGAATATAAAGGCGGGAAGTATGCAGTTGTATCATTATCTTTAAAAGAGCAATTTGGCAAAAGTGATCCTTTACATCTTATAAGTGGGGCTGAAAAATATTTAGTGGCACCTACTGATAACGGAATGTCTATTGGAAGGGTAGATCATAATATGAATAATCATTGGGAAAAATTCCAAAAGAACTTCAAAGAAGCTGAAGATAAGGAAGCTTTTTTAAAGGAGGTCGCTGAAAAGCTTAATCGTAAATACGAGAAGACAAACTAAATAATACAAAAAGAGCAGAGTCATTAAATTGATTCTGCTTTTTTTATATTTAAAAACGTCGACAAAAAGCCGATAAAAAAGGGGGAATTTTGATAATGAAATCAACGATATTCTTAATGTACAAGCCCTTTGACAATCGCATATTGAAAAGGATTAGTACACCTATAAGTGAAACGTTCTTATGCGAGAATGTCACGGTAATGTATACCGCATAGTAGGGCGGGCAAGGCGGTAAGAACCCGTGTTAAGACGAAGAGACCAATGAATGTATAACAATGACATATTCCAGTGTGGCGGGTGTGGGATAACTCGCATTCGTCATGCTGTTCCTATTATGTTTAGTGGTCAGCTCAGAGACCGCTATGTCCTCTGGGTTGATAGTGAACATAAACGTTCTTATTCTTTGTTAATACCGTTTCTTGAAAATGGAATGGGGGTGGTTGCTCATGATTGAGTGAGCAATACTTGCTATTCTTGTTGTATACGTAACTTGTAATATCTTATATAGTAATTACTCACGATTTTTACTATTAGGATAAAACAGGGTGTAAAGGAACTTGTCACTCCTTTACTCTAGATAATAAGACGGATAATTCCCCTGTCCGCGTAAATCCCCATACTAATCTTGTTATCTAGAGTAAGGCAGTGGAAAAACGTAGTACTGTCTTGATATAAATTAAAAAACCTTTATAAGAGAGTTACCCCATAGCTCTCGAGTCCACGGACTTAAAACGAGAAGATTCTTAGTCTTTTCCCAGTCACCGAACGTAAAGCGCGTAGATAATAAGAGCTGAAAAATTACATGATGCGGTGGCTTGGAGAAGGTTGAGAGTACTCAGCCTTGAACTAATAGTGAATTTTTCATTTATTTTCCCACATCCTATTTAGGTTTTCTATTTCAAATATACAATTCGTTTATTCAAATAAAAGGATATTTATGACTCTTATCGAATAAATTAATTTGGAGGGGATTAGGAGATGGATAAATATATTTTTGATGAATTATTAAAGTGGGAAAAAAAATTAATAGAAAAGTATAACGCGATTGTAAAAGTGGAAAGAGAAAGAGAACTTGAATCCTTTACTCTGATGAAGAAAATTGAAATTCTAAAAAAAGTGAGTGAAAAGTTTGAAGGGGAAAGGAAAAAACTTTTCGTAAGAGCAGAAATCAATCCGCTTCAAGACAGAGAGAAACAATTAGACCAAGAAATTAAAAGCACAAAAGGGATTTATTATGAGAATAAGGAAGAAATCGAAATTACCCTTGAATACTTAAGAAAAGAAATCGATAATGATGATGAGAGTCAGCAAATTATTACGGATGATAAAGAGGTATTTTTAAAATGAAACTAGAAAAGCATCCCAAACGGGTGCTTTTTTCTTTGTTATATAGAAATTACATATTAAACATATATTTATACGCGTTGTTACTACACGCTAAGGAATAGTAATAAAAAGATGATGCCGATAAAACTATATAAAAACCAAAAGAATCCTAAGATGGGGAATGTTTTATGAAAATTAAGCATGGTAAACCTCCTTGGGTATATAAAGGATTATAATACATCGCGAGTCTATTTAGAATACTAACCATGAATTGGATGGAATTAGAAATGGCTAAACCAATAGAAATTATACATTAAAAGTATTTAATGAGTCATCTAGGCATAAAGATAAGCGATCATCATACAATGAAATGGAAGGGTCTTTTCTAACGTGTTAGTTACCTCAAAGTATATGTATCTTTTGGCGCCTGGGCGAGGGTGCTTTTTTTATTGCACATTATGATAAGGACAAGCATATTATGTAGTAGGACGAGTTCTTAGTGTCCTATTCAATGCTCAGGATAAAGCCCAATTCACATTGAGAGCACCCTCGATATTGGTGCTCTCTTTTTATTGAAAATTATATATAAATACATATAATATGATTGATGGATTAATATTTCAATCTGAGGGGTACAAATTCGATGCGACGTAAAAAGGGTTTGTTGAAACAATGGAAGGTGGATTTGCAAGCTGTTCAAGAAGAAAAGAGGATGAAGAAGAAGGCTAGAAAAAAGAAATATAGCATTCCTGGTAATACAGCTGGATTCATGAATGGAAAGAATACTTATCGTAAAGAGAATGGGGTATGGAAGCAAAGAAATAAATGACGTGAGGATAAATAAGTTGATTAAGTATATGGGGATTATTGTAGGCGCTACCGTGATTTGGGTGGCGTCTTGTTTGTTATTAAGGAAAGGCAACAAAACAAACGAACATAATGAACGAAAAGCAAGAATCAAATGATTCCTGCTTGATGAAGTGCGATTAATACGGAACATGTAGCTATTATCCATTTTTCTGCGAATAGTAATTTGAATTTGAATCCGTTGGGTGTTTTGAATTCTAGTTTCATGAATTGGCTCCTTTTGCTTTTGGTCTATATATACTAATATACGCAAAATATTATAGTTTTATACCAAAGTATTAAAATAAGAAAATAATATTATATTGTCTAGAAGTTGACCCTTTTGTACATTTAAAATTTATAGGGTAAAAACTTTGTAAACAGATAGTTGTTAATGTCTAGAAGATAGTCTAAAATATAAGTATATAATTCTTAAGACTTTTAGACTATTTTGAGGTGATTTGGATGGCTATTGTTGGTTATGCAAGGGTAAGTACAAAAGATCAAAATTTAGATGCGCAAATTGAAAGGTTAACAGAATATGGATGTGACAAAATATATTCTGAAAAGTACAGTGGAGCTAACAGTGATCGGGAAGAATTGCAAAAGGCATTAGAGTATATGAGAGAAGGAGATAAATTTGTTGTTTGTAAAATAGATCGTTTAGCTAGATCAATATTTGATTTGCATAAGATTGTAAATCAATTAGCGGCTAGAGGAATAGCGGTGGTATTTCTTAAAGAACAAATTGATTTCTCTACACCAGCAGGTAAATTGATGTTTACTATGTTAGGGGCTATTGCTGAGTTTGAAAGAGATTTAATTAATGAAAGAACAGCTGAAGGAAGAGAAAGAGCTAAAGCGATGGGTAAACATATGGGACGTAAAGGACAGGATGAAAAACAGGTTAAGCAGGCTATGAACTTATTCTTTAATAGGAAAGAGAATGGATTAAGTGTAAATGATATTTCAAAAATGACGGGAGTTCCGCGTTCTACTATTTATGCTAAAGCGAAAGAATTAAAAGAGGAGCAATATAAGTAAATAATAAACAGTTAAAGTAGCCTAACAGCTACTTTTTATTTTTTCACCATATAAGAAGGACATGAATATATTAGGAGTAAATAAAAAGCATAGGAGTGATAAATATGTTCTTCGCAAAGTTACGTGGCAGAAATGAAGTTCCACCAGTAGAAACAGATGCTCGAGGACAAGCTTTCTTTAAATTGAGCCGGGACGAGCTTAGTTTACAATTTAAGTTGGAGTTATTTGATATAGAGAATGTAGTAGTCGCCCATCTGCATCTAGGAGCAAAAGGAACAAACGGTCCTGTTGTAGCTTTTTTATTTGGACCTATAACAAATCCAGTTTCAATAGAGTGTGCAACTTTTACAGGAATAATCACTCAAGAGGATTTGGTTGGGCCGTTGGCTGGTCAAACATTAGATGCTCTTGTAAATGAAATCATCGCTGGAAACATTTATATTAATGTTCATACTGTACAACATCCTAATGGCGAAATTCGTGGTCAACTGTATCATTGTTAATTAATTAAAAGTAGCGAATCCGCTGCTTTTTTATTTTGCTTAGAAAAAAGGAATCCCGAAAGATCCCTTTTATATTACGCTGTCTTATAATTCTTATTTTTAATCTTATTTTTAGTATCCATAAATGCGGCGAATGTAGCTATAGCGCCACCTAAATAATAGACTTGGAATTTGTGGTCAAAAGCTAATCCTGTAATGAAATTGTAGCCATATATAAAACATGTAATACCGAATAACCATAACATGAACTTCAAATCTTTTAAGCTCAATCTATAATTCTTAATTTTTTTCCACATATGTATCAACTCCTATTGTTATGAAGTTCTGTAGTTTTTCTTTTTGAAATCGCGCATGTTGAGGATAAAGAATAGAAGGAAGATAACAGCTGCGATGCCATTAATCCAGTAGTATGTGCGCCCTGTTGTGAATCCGTTATAGAAGGAATAGGCATTCCAAATTACAAGAAGTACTGAACAGACAGTTGAGATCAATAATGAACTAAAACTTCTCATGATTTTCACCTCGATTCAAAATGTTAGAACTTATTTATAATTTTACATCTATATAAATAGATTAACAATGATTGGTTGTAATAAAATAATTTAAAGGAATTACTGTTAGGTGGGGAATATGGCTAGGTAGCTAATCAGCTGCTTTTTTATTTTGTATAGAAAAAAGGAATCCAGAAAGATCCCTTTTTCTAATTCCGATATATCGTAATCGCATATAAGTAAAGACATTAAATATTATATAACAATAAAACAATACAAACAATAAGTATTCTAAGATTTACCATAAAGAGTAGTTGTTACGAGTTTCTTCCTATTATATAGAAGGTGGTGGGTGATATGAAGTGAAACAAAAATATGAATTAGCTCAAGAAGATTACATGCAAGGTATGAAGTATAAGGAACTGGCTGAGAAATATGAGGTTAGTATTAACACAATTAAATCCTGGAGAAAAAGGCATGGCTGGAATCGAAAAGGGGTGCACCTAAAAGACGAAAAAGGATGCACCCAAACCAAGAAAACAGGTGCACCCATTGGGAATAAGAATGCAGTGGGTAATCCGGGAAACAAGAATCCTAAGTATGGGAACAAGAATGCAGTAGGGCATGGCCCGCCAAAAGGGAACCATAACGCTATGACGCATGGATTGTTTAGGAAGATAATCCCGAGTGACGATCCGCATGCAATGGAATTGCTAGATGAAATACAAAATCATACTGAATTAGATATGCTATTCCACTCTATTCAACTGCAATACTTCAATATCCTTAATTCACAACGTATTATGCATGTTCGCAGTCAAAACGATATGTCAAAAGAGATGATTAGCGAATCACTGAATGGAGACGCGTACACAGTGCAGTTTGCATGGGATAAACAAGCTAATTTACTTACAGCTTATTCACGCGCTATGACAGCGTTATCCTCTATGATTGAGAGGTTCGATAAGTTAGCAAATGCTGATGATGAGAGACGATTGAAGTTAGAGCAGATGAAAGTTAACATTGAAAAAACGAAAGCTGACACTGCTCGTATTAAGGGAGAAGATGGGGAAGAGTATGAAGACGATGGTTTCAAAGAGGCGCTAAAAGGAAAGGTAGAGGAAGTGTGGGATGACCATGACGACGATTCCGAAGAGTAACAAGAAACCTGCTCCCTTTAAATTTAAACCATTCTCCAAGAAGCAGCTGAAGGTATTAACCTGGTGGAAGCCTAACAGTCCCGTTAAAGATTATGACGGGATTATTTGCGATGGTTCTATTCGTGCCGGAAAAACAGTATCGATGGCTCTTTCCTATGTTATGTGGGCAATGGAATCATTCGAAGGTGAGAACTTCGGTATGTGCGGGAAAACAATTGGTTCGCACCGTCGTAACGTTATAACGCCCCTCAAGAAGATGTTGAAGTCTCGTGGGTATAAGGTTAAAGATCACCGCAGTGAAAATATGCTTACTATTACTAAAGACGGTGTGACAAACTTCTTTTATATTTTTGGTGGTAAAGATGAAAGTTCCCAGGATTTGATCCAAGGAATTACTGCCGCTGGCATGTTTTTTGATGAAGTGGCACTGATGGTACAAAGTTTTGTTAACCAAGCAACAGGCCGTTTGTCTGTAACTGGTTCGAAAATGTGGTTAAAATTAGCCACGCTACATAGTGATATGTAGTTTAAAACTCGGTGAACTGGTAAATACCAGGTGTGCCTAAATGGTGCTAACGGTGAAAATCTAAAACGAACCAATTTTAATTGCAATCCTTTTGTAGTAAAATAATACCAAAGGAGTGGTTGCAATGAACAATCATATTAAAGGTTATGTTTACATGTTGATTTCTCCAAGTGGAAAAGAGTATATAGGAAGAACTATTGATATAAAAAGAAGGGTAAATAATTATAAAACCCGTTGTAATTACGTAGAAACTCCAATTTATCAAGAAATAAAAAAATACGGTTTTGATAACTTTCAACTTGATATATTAAAGGAAATCACAGGAGAAAGGGAAGAAGTCGAAGAACAACTAAATAAATTAGAGGGATACTATATTGCGAAACATAGAACTTCTGAAATAGGGTTGAATGTAAGGAACTTCGACGGGAAAATACGAACCTATACTCTGAAAGATTCTACTAAAGAGAAAATGAAAAGGTCGCAAACAGGAAGGAAGCATTCGTTAGAATCTCGACAAAAAAGAGCAGGAGAGAACGCCTACCAATCAAGAAAAGTCCATTCAGAAAAATTAGGTGAAACTTTCAATTCTTTAAGAGAAGCTGCTAAATACGCAGGACTAACAAACGGATGTAAAATTTCTGAGTTTATTAGTGGGAAAAGGAAGTCAGCGGGTAAACATCCAAAAACAAAAGAACCTTTAAATGATTGGAAATTTGTTTGATATGACAATACCGTGCCAAGCCATAGGGGAAACCATTTGGAAGGTGTAACGACTAAGATATACAGGCTAAGGAAGCGACTAACGTCGCTTTTTTCTATGCTTATGAAATCTGTACTCATAAGGTGTAATTCCTTATGGGGAAGCGCCGAGCATCTCTAGAATGAGATGAAGATATAGTCTATTCCCCTAATAAATATCGGGAAACCGAGGGTATAAAAGTTAACTGTAACCCTGCAGGACCGTATCACTGGTTTAAAGAGAAGTGGTTGGATCAAAAGAAAGAAAAAAATCTACTGCACCTTAAATTCTCTATGGATGATAATTTGTCATTAGATGAGAAGACGAAAAGAAGATATCACCGTATGTATAGTGGTGTTTTCTATCGGAGATATATTAAAGGTGAATGGGCAGCTGCTTCTGGACTTATCTTTGATATGTTTGATGAGAAACTACACAAAGTTGATTCTGTTGATCGTAATTACGTTGAATACTATGTGTCCTGCGACTATGGTACGCAGAACGCTATGGCGTATGGACTATGGGGGAAATGTATTGAAGAAGGCGACAAAGAAGTATGGTACAAAATCAAGGAGTACCATTATAGTGGCCGTGATACAGAGAAGCAGAAAACGGACCAAGAATACTACGAAGACTATGAGAGATTCGTTGGTGATTTGCCAATTAAGGGAACCGTAGTTGACCCCTCTGCTGCTTCATTTATTGCTGTATTGATGCGCAATAAGAGAAAAGTATATAAGGCTCGTAACAATGTGAAAGAGGGAATTGGAAACGTTGGTATAGCGCTTAATACAGGCAGAGCATACTTTAACGATTGCTGCGTTGAGACGTTTAAGGAGTTTGCCTCTTATATATGGGATGAAAAAGCGATCCAACGCGGTGAGGATAAACCACTTAAAGAGAATGATCATCACATGGACGAAACGAGATACTTCATTAACACGATTATATTCGGATTACGTAAAAAGAAGAAAAAGAAATGAGGTGAAGCAACTTAATGACAAAGAAAAGGAAAGTTAGTGCAAAGGTAATTAAGGCAGCAGGGACAAGTACTCAAGTATTATCTCGCCAACAAGAGTACGAGAATGAGAAGAACGTAGTTAATGATATTATCGAACCGCCTTATAGAATTGAAGATTTGCAGCAGATTAGGGAAAATAGTACGATTCTAGGGCAGTGTATTGATGCGTATAAGCGTAATATTGCTGGATTTGGTCATGAGATGAAGTATAAGCAAGGGGATATTAAAGAAACGACAGAGATGAAAATGGAATGGTCCTTTGTGAATGATGAGGTAATTCCTTTATTTAGTTTCGACAAACCGTTTAAAGAAGTTCTTGAGACAAGTATCGACGATAGAGAAACCACAGGCAATGGATATATTGAAGTGATTCGTAATTTAGATGGGAAACCTGCTGAATTAGTAAATATGTTGTCGCAGTACATGAGGGTCACACGTAAGGATGATAAACCTCAAGAGGTTACTTATACCATTAACGGAAATGAAGTTAAAAGAAAAAAACTATTTCGTCGCTATGTGCAGCGAGTAGGAACTACTGAAACGTACTTTAAAGAATTTGGGGATCCACGCTTCTTGAATAAAGAAACTGGCCAATTTGGTACTTCTACATTTGGCGAAAAAAACGCCACTGAAGTAATACAACTGAAGATAGGGAATGGCCCTTATGGTATCCCGCGTTGGGTATCGCATGTTGTTCATATGGTAGGAGCTAGGAAGGCAGAGGAATTAAATCTACGCTATTTCAAACAAGGGCGTCATATTCCGATGGCTATCTTGCTGAAGAATGGGATTTTATCAGAAGAAAGTGAAGCAGCTCTAACTGATTATGTTTCGAATGTTGAAGGTGAAGATAATCAACATAAATATCTGCTACTGCAAGTGGAAAGTGCTGAAGAGGGTATTGTAGGTGATACTCCAACGTCGGTGGATATCGAGCTTAAATCACTAGCAGATATCCTGCAAAATGATGCTCTATTTCTTGAATATGATGAGAAATCACGCCAAAAAGTACAATCAGCATTCCGTTTACCAGACGTATATGTAGGTTATATTCGCGACTTTAACAGAGCAACTGCTGAATCTGTACGAGAGATTACAGAGGAGCAGGTATTTGAACCGGAACGAAGCGCTTTAGAATTTATTATTAACAATGTGCTGCTACTTCCATATGGATTAAAATACGTATACGTAAACCTACGAAAATCAGAGATCAGTAACACGGAGGATATGGTTAAAACCATTGAGGTGCTTGCTGATAAGGGTGGTTTAACATTCCAGGATATACGCAATATTGCTGGCAATATGCTAAATAAAGAGTTCTCAGATTATGATATTCCTGAAGCGGATCAACCAGTTGCTTTAGTTTTAGAAAGACATCGTAAGGTAAGTGGTTGGGAGGAAGGGTTAAGTGAGAAGCTACAAAAATCAGCTGGTGGTAATGCTAAGGAAGAACTCGTAAATGTAATGAAAGATGTGCGAGACTTATTGGAGTCGATGCAAGATGCAGAAGATTGATAAACTGCTAGATTCATTAAATGAATGGATAGAGAAAGCTGATACTGGTGATTTTACAGATTCATTGCCTGATGATCTGGAAGTATTGGACATGTTACCGGGATACGTTGAGGACTTCGAAAAGGAAGTTGCCAAGCTACTTCGGAAGCAGAAGAAGTACATTGTTGATGGAATTAAGAACTATACGAAAAAGGATGCTATCGAAAAGGGTATCACGATAAAGGATGTTATTAACTTTGTTACTGGCAGTCTATTTGGAGCTGATACATTCGCTAAAAGTTTGAGTAAAGTAGCGAGGAAGTTCCTTAATTACACGATGAAGGATATGACGAAAGCTTTCATGGATGCAATTGATCCTGATATTCAGTTTAATGTCTTCTCAAAACGCACTACAAAGTGGATTAATAGTTGGTCTGATGAATTAGGTAAGTTAATGCAGATTAACTCGCAAAAAGCGGTAGAGCGTATTTTAAACGAGGGATTAGAGAAAGGGAAAGGTATTCGTGAAATAGCAAGAGAGCTTGCGAAGCTACCGGAATTCGACCGTAAAAGAGCAAAGACAACAGCGCAGACAGAGGTCCTCGCAGCATGTTCTGCTTCTCAATTTGAAGCATATCGCCAATCCCCTGCTGTAATAGGTAAGAAGTGGCGTCATAGCGGTACAAGGAACAATCAGCCTCGTGATAATCATGTGGCGTATGACGGTACAACGGTTCTGGTAGAGGAAGAATTTGAGCTCCCTGGTTCTGGAGAACGGTGTATGTTTCCTCGTGATAGTTCGTTAAGTGGGCGTGAAAGAATTAACTGTAAATGTATTATGTCCCCTGCCGTAGATAACAATATATTAGGCCTATCTGAAGAAGAGAAACAGAAGATGAGGGAAGAAACTTTGAAGGAGTTGAACATGAAATGAAGACTTCTAAAATTAAGACTTCTAAAATTAAGCTGATTCATATTTGAAAGGGGGTGAGTAAATGCCAAGAAAACTAAAAAACGTGGATGTAAGCTTTGTTTCTATTGTGGATAAAGCTGCAAACAAAAAGAAATTCTTCTTAACGAAAAGTGAACAGGAACCAACGTTTGAAAAAGAAGTCAAAATTATTAAAGGTGAAGACGAAGAGCAAAAACTTGTATATGGAATTGTATACTCTCCTGGCAGCGCGGATGATCCAAACACTCATGACGCACACGGGGATTTCATGACTGCGGAAGAAATAGAAAAATCCGCTCATAATTTTATTGCGAAGTATCGTAATATCGACACTCAACATGATTTTAATGCAGGAGCAGGAAAAGTAGTAGAAAGTTATGTAGCTCCTGTTGATATGGAAATAAATGGTGAAATGATCAAAAAAGGTACATGGGTACTGGTGACAGAAGCAACCGATGAGATATGGAAAGATATTAAAGATGGGAAAATGACAGGTTATTCCCTTGCAGGAGTTGCCGAGACAGAATTAATTGGGGAAGAAGTAACTAAAACTGAAGAGAAACAAATGAAGTCCTTCTTCCAATTGGTGAAGGGCTTTTTTAGTGGGCAAAAACAGACTGAAGTTGTGAAAGATGCTGATGATGAAGCAACATTCCTTTTCGCAGTAGAAAAAGCTGGTAAGAAAATCAGTAATGTGAACATGTCCGATATCGATGCAGCTATTGATTCGTTAACAAATCTAAAAACACGCGTCGCGCCGTCAACAGAAGGTGCAGGAAGTGAGGAAGATAATATGGAGTTTAATCAAGAACAGTTAGAAAAGACATTAGCATCCGCAGTAGAGAAAGCAGTGAATCCAATTAAAGAGGAATTAGCTTCTGTTAAAAAACATCTTAATATCGACAAGGAAAAAACAGAAGAAGATATTAGAGTAGAAAAAGCTGTTGAAGCTGCTACTGCTCCTCTACGTGAAGAGATTGAAACGTTGAAAAAATCTCAAGGCGTTAGCAATCAACAAGATACTGATGTTGTTGAAAAAATTGAAGTCAAAAAATCTGTATGGAATGGCTTACTGTAAGCCTGAAGGAGGAAAAGGTATATGACACTTAATAACAAAACAATTATTGAAAAAGCAGACGTAACACTTGCCACATTGGCTAGTGGTGGTTTAATGAATCCTGAACAAGCTGATACATTCTTACGTATGGTGCAAAACTCCCCTACTATTTTAAAGGATTCGCGCTTTATTCAAATGGCTTCAGACACACTTAAAATTGAAAAGATTGGCTTTGGTTCCCGTATTCTTCGTCCTGGCGTTGAAGGTGTACCTTTAAAAGACTCTGATCGCTCTGCTCCATCAACTAGTACAATTACGTTAAATGCCAAAGAAGTAATTGCTGAAGTGCATATTACTTATGATACATTGGAAAACAATATTGAGGGTGGGAATCTTCAAAACACAATCATGCAGATGATTGCAGATCGTGCTGCATTAGATATTGAAGAATTAATTTTGAATGGTGATATAGCATCTACAGATCCTTATTTAGCTTTATTAGATGGTCTGCGCAAACAAGCAACGTCGCATGTTGTAGATGGTGCTGCAGGTGCATTTACTAAAGATGTATTTAAGAAAGCTTATAAAGCTGTTCCTGCTAAATACCTGCGTAACCCTAAAGATTGGAAGTTTTACACATCACATGGTTTAGAAATTGAATGGAAAGATCAAGTAGCAATGCGACAAACTAACTTAGGGGATGTTTCACTTCAAGGTGGTTTAGCTTCCGCTTATGGTATTCCAGTAGAGGGGATTGCTATGTTACAGCCATATAATGATGGAGCCAATACTGTATCTGATATTTTATTAACTCTTCCTAAAAATATTGTGACAGGTATGAGCCGTAATATTCGAATTGAAGTGGATAAGGATATTCGTGCTCGTAAATTCATTATTGTTTTAACTGCGAAAGTTGATGTGAAGTTCGAAGAGGAAGATGCAGTGGCAAAAGTTATCAAAGTTAAGGAGTGATGACTTTTGAATTACTATGCTAAATTAATAGTTGGGAAAACATATGACGTCCACGAACGTCTATTTTTATTGGGGCAAGAAGAGAATGTTACAAAGAAAACGTACGATTACCTAAGTGGTAACGAACAATTTGCAGTCCGAAAAGAAGGTAGTAAATCTAAGGGAGAGGAGTGATAGGTATGTCGCTTATTACTGCTCAAGAATTAATAGATTATACTGTGCTGCCTGAAGTGAAAAAGCGTCCTGTTCCTCTATTGGAGCAGGATATACTTGAGGCGGAAACAGAGATTAATAATATTCCTAACATAGCTAATTTCGCTGATATAACGAGATTCCCGGTAATTCCTAAAGAGGTAAAACTAGCTTGTAAGAAGTTGGCGCAGCATTACGCTTATAAAAATGCTGATACGAAAGCTATGGAGGGGATTAAGTCTGAAAGTGTTGGTGGAGGGGATTATTCGTATACGAAGGATAGCTCAAGTATCACCAAACCGGATGTGCTTAATTTATTAAAGGGATTTATACCTAACACAGGTAAAAAGGAAGTCAGATTTAAAATGAGGTCTATTTAATGTCTCTAAAAGGAATGATGGTCCATGCATGTGATGTTTACCATTTGCAGAAGAAAGAGCAACCAGGTAAGTTTGGTCAGCCAGGAGAAACCGTATATTCTTACAATGAAACCCCTGATATAGCAGAACAAAGTTGTTACTTTGCAGAGAATGTAGTAAGTGCTAGACCTACTGCAATACAATCTGCACCAAATCAATTAAATGAACAGCACACACGAGTGCTATTTATGCCTGGTACAGATATAAAACATAATGACAAGGTAATCAAGAAGAATACTGAGGTCGTTTACTATATACGCAATCCTTTTCCGGTAGTGCATCCACTTACTAGCGAGGTTTCGCATATAAAGGCCACTGCAGAAAGGAAGAGTGAGCCATGGTTAGCCAAATAACGACTAGAGGATTCCGAGAATTCAGTGCTAAGTTGAATCGTATGGCGAACGGGTTAGATCAGAACGTTGCTTTATGGCTTGAAGCTAGCGGATTTCAGTTTTTAGAAGAGGTTCAAAATCAAATCATTTCACTAGCAGTTGTAGACACTAGGCTTCTTTTGAATTCATTTACAAAAGGAGATGGAGAAAACGTATGGCGCTCTTCTGATGGTGGATTGACACTTGATGTGGGTACTTCGGTTTCTTATGCTAAGGTTGTAAATGACGGCCACCAACAAGTTAGACGATTTGTCCCTGGAAGATGGGAAGGTCATAATTTCGAATATGATCCACATGCACCGACTGGGATGATGTTAACTGCTAAATTTATAGAAGGTCGTCCTTATTGGGATAATGCTATCGCTATCTATGAGCGTATGTTCCAAACTGCATTCGACCGTAAATTTAGACAATGGGTACATGGAGGTTAGGTTATGTATGCACAAATACATGGTTCTATGAAAGCCTTCATCTTCGATAACCTGCCTCAAGGTACATTCGCTTATCATGAGCAGGTACCAGAAGAAATAAGAGTGCCTTCAGTGTACTTCCCGCACTTATTAACGAATGATTTGAAAAATACAAAGGATACATTCACCTTACTGTACACAATGACAGTGAGGTTTTTTAATGCAACGACAGAGGAAGCTATGAGTCTATCTGATGAGATTGCAAACTTAATTAGACGCAGCGGTTACACATTGAGGCTTCGTAATGAGGATGGAAGTGAATCGACTGATACCGTCTATTTTAGAAGAGTTACTACCGCCCCAGTTGAGGTTGGTTCAGCTCAATTAACAATGATTTTTGAATACCAACAAACTTACTTGAATTAAGGAGTGTGAATGTATGGCTGGCACAACTGAAACAACACCTACTGTGAAAAATAAAATGTATCGTGGTGACGAATATATTATCGCTGCGATGATAAAGGATCCAGCAAATCCAACAGCAAAAAAATTAGTTCGTCCGTTTGATCAAAACGAAGAATCCCATAGTATTGAAGCAGATGAGATTGAAGCAGAGTCGAAAGATAGAACGATTAATGACTATGGTAAAGTATCTGAGACTCGTTCATTTGGTTGTACGTTATCAGAGGGTGACGTGTTCTATCCAGCTGCAAAAGCTGCTATTCGAAACAAAGAGTACATTGAGATCTATGAAATTAATAAGCGTACAAAAGAAGCAGAAATCGGCAATTACATGCTGACTTCTTTTGAGAGATCATCTTCTACTGGTGAATTTGTTTCTTATTCAGTAGAGACAAAGCTTTCTGGTACAACACGTACAGAAACATTGACTGAAATTCCTAAAGGTGCAGGAGAATAACGGGCGGTTTTTACCGCGTCTTTTTAAATTTGAAAATAACATCCAATCAAAAGGAGATTGATATATATGCGTTTTGAAATTAAAGGGAAAGAACACGAATTAAAACTTACTTACAAAACAATTGCTGAGCTAAACAAGAAATATAAAGGTGGCGCACAAGAAGTTATTGGAGCTTGTTTACAAGGTGATTTAGATATGTTTGAAGACGCTATTTACTTTGGATTAATGCATACAGGTGAAGGAATCACTAGAGAGCAAGTTGTTACTGAAATTGAAAAACAATTCGAAGCAGAGAAAATCTCACAAGAGTTCATTGATGAAGTTCTTAACGAAGTAGTAGCAGATAATTTTTTCTACAAAGCGACAACGAAGAAACTAAAAACACGAATGAAGAAACAATTGGTAGCGAAGAATCCGGAACTGAAAGAGATGGCGGACGAGATGTACGGGACGGACGAAGAACAACCGACTTTACTAGAGAAGAACTAGACAAGGTACAGCAAGATGGATTTAGATACTTAGGTTTATTACCAAGTGAAGTAATGAACCTTTCTCCTCGTGAGTTTCAAAACATGATGACGGGGAGAAATGAACAATATCTAGATGAATTGCAAACTTACAGCATATTCGCTCTCATGATGCGGTCTGTTTATCACAGCAATCCGAAGAAAACGATGAAACCTAAGGATTTATTCGACAGAACGAAAATGGTTACTGATGAACAAAAGAAAAAATCTATAGAGGATCTTGCGAAGAAAGCAGAAGAAAACATGCAATTCTTACAAAATCTCAACTTCGGTTGATTGAAAGGTAGGTGAGATTTTGGCGACACAAGAAGAATTAGTAGTTCAATTTAGAGCTGAAACAGATCAGATACGAAGAGAAATGGCTGCTATGCAAAATCAGTTAAATGATTTTGTTAGAACAACAAACAGTACATCTCGTGAGTATCGAAGAAATATTGAAAATATGGGTGATGCTAATAGTGAATTAAGTAGGGAAATACGTGAAATAAACAGACAACAAAGAGAAGCTATGAAACCACATATAGAACAATTAAAGCGAGCAGAACTTCAATATTTGCAAACTGCTATGAGCATGGATACTTATACTGGTTCAGCTCAAGATTTAATTGCACAAGTTAATGAGATTGGTAAAGCGCAAAAAGCTGCCAATGATGCATTAATAAACAATAATGTTGAAGCGAAAGCTGCTATTTTAGAAACAATTGCAACCATGAACAATATGACTCCTACAGCAACTAGGCTCAGAGACAATCTAAGAACAATGGGAAACCCATTATACAGCTTGTCACATGGGGCGTTAGCTGTAGGAGAGGCTATCGAAAGAATGGCGAATAGGGGTAGTGCGGCACAATTAGCATTAGAATTTGTTGGTCCGAATGCGTCAATGAAAGAATTAAACGATCAAATACGAGTAATAAATACGGGATTAATGCGAATGCAAATGGTTGCGCTCGCTGCCGCGATTTCTTCTGTCTTATTGTATGGCGCATTACACAAGGCTAACATGGAAATGAATCCAAAATATGCTGAAGCATATACAAAAATGTTAGAAAAGCTATCTAAAGCCTTTAATCCGATGAAAGAAGCTTTCGCAGCGGTTATGATACCTATTTATAAATTCGTAACCGCGATAGCAGAATTGATAATTAAATTTAATGAAGCACACCCGGTTCTAGCTAAATTCATTCAGGGAACTATGATGTTAGTTCCAGCATTAACATTGATTCTTGCTCCCTTAGCAGTCGGTATTGGACTTCTAAAAGGATATAGAGCAGCCTTATTCTTAGTTTGGCAAATGGTAAAACCATTGGCTTTAGGGTTAGCGGTCGTCAGCCCTGTAGTTTGGGCTGTAGCTGCTGCAATTGCTGGATTGGCAGTAGGGTTTACGTATGCATATAAAAACATAGAGCCGTTTAGAAAAGCCGTTGATAATACTGTAACAGCGATCAAAGGCTTATTCCAGTTGGTATTCGGAAGTCAAATAAATGGCGAAAAAATGCTTAGTTCTATCGGAATGAACGACGAGGTTATACAAGGAATCAATAAATTTGTAGGTAAAATTGAAGAAGCATTTAGAATAATGAAAGAAGCTATTGTACAGGCTTTTCATGGTGATTTTTCCGGACTGACTGAATTGTTCAAAACAATTTTTCCTTCATTACTTGCTGTAATTATTGGCGGTGTACCTGGGCTAGTAATTGGAATTGGCACTATGTTCGCAAGAATGACAGAAGCAACTGGTGTTGGTGGCGCTCAAATGGTTACTAAGTTCGGGGAAATCCTAAATAACTTAGTTTCTGGATTAACGAATTTTGTAATGACTCAATTACCTGTTTTTCTAGAACAAGGAATTAAAATAATCACCGGAATAGTACAAGGTATCACACAAGCACTACCACAAATCGTAGCAGCCGTTTTACAAATCATTACAACCTTTATAACAGGGATCACAACGCTATTACCGCAGATTATAACAATTGGTATCTCTTTGATACAAACGCTCGTAACGGCAATTGTAACGGCTTTACCAGTCATTATAGAAGCTGCAGTTCAAATTATAAATGCACTTGTCCAAGGCATTACACAGATGTTGCCTATGATGGTACAGTCGGCAATACAAGTTATAACAATGTTCATTCAAACAATAATTCCTATGATTCCTATGTTAATAGATGCAGGGATTCAAATTTTACTATCTTTAGTTAATGGAATCATTCAAATGCTACCTCAATTAATTGAAGCAGCTATTCAGATCCTGACAACATTATTAAATACCATTGTTCAAAATTTGCCGTTAATTATAGATGCAGGGATTAAACTCCTTAATTCATTAATTGAGGGAATCATTCAAGTTCTACCTCAATTAATTGATGCTGTGATGCAGGTCATTACGAAATTCACTGAGGTTGTTATTCAAAATCTACCGCAAATTATTGAATCAGGAATGCAAATTTTAATAAAACTGGTAGACGGGATTATTCAAATGCTCCCTCAGATCGTAGATGCAGTTATTAAAATAATTACGAAGTTTACTGAGGTTATAGTACAAAATCTACCACAAATTATAGATGCAGGTGTGCAAATATTAACTAAATTAATAGATGGGATAATTAAAGTGCTTCCTCAATTGGTTTCTGTTGCAATAAGGTTAATGGCGGAATTGTTAAAAGCAATTATAGAACATTTACCACAATTGCTAGCAGCTGGCGTTGAACTAATAGGTGCTCTAATTGACGGTATTTTGAGTTTAATTGGCGAAGTATTCAGCTCAGGTGTAGAAATTGGAAGCCAATTATTAGAGTCTTTAGGAGATGTTGATCTCTTTGAAACTGGGGTAAATATTGTTCAAGGATTAATAGGTGGAATTGGTTCGATGATTGGCGATGCAATAGATGCTGCGAAGAGTTTAGGAAGTAGCATTGTTAGTACTGTAAATAGAGTATTACAAGTTAAGTCCCCTTCTAGGGAAATGCGAGATACAGGTAATTACGTCGGTGAAGGTTTAATATGGGGGATTAACCAAATGGAGGATCCGGTTTTAAGAGCCGCAAAAAATATGGCAGTAACAGTGAAGGATGCGTTTGATTCGTTATCAGAAGGAATATCACTTGGTGATGTTTCTATGGGGGCTGTATCAGGGACAACAATTCCAATGGTTTCTGCTGGGTACAAAACACCTGCAAATGCCTCAAGAATATCCGCAATTTCTAATTTTGGACAAGATGCTGTAAGTAAAAATCAAAATGGAAGCAATACAAGTGAATCCGATATACAAACAATAAATAAACAACCGGCTTATATTAATGTGCAACTTGGCAAACAAGAATTCTCAAGATTTGTTGATGATATTACAAGTCAGCAAGAGGCTGTTAAAGAACGTAAACAAGCGTTCTAGGAAGGAGGGAGTAAACTGCTTATTTTTAATGGTATCGATTTAGAAAATCAGTTTACAAATAAAGATAATGACGGTTATCTTTTGGTAGGAATACCAAAAGGTCGCGGTGTGATGAGTGATGAAATAAGCAGGATTACTACCCAGAATCGGCCTGGATCCCGCTATGTGAAAAAGAGAAACCCAGAAGTGCCCCTTGAAGTAGAAGTTACACTTAAAGGGGCCTCTTCTTTTGATTTAAGAAAATGCCTAAACGAATTGAATTCTATATTAGATACAGAAGAAGAGGTACCGATTGTATTTGCAGATGAGCCCGAAATGACGTATTACGGTATGAAAGAGTCTGTGGAGGAACTATTGGAAACAGATAGACTTTACCAATGCAAGATAACTTTTATTTGTACGTCAGCATTTAAATTAGGTGCACAACAATCTGTAAAAGCGAAAATAGAAAGTAATAATTTACTTAAAGCCGTAGTGACTAATGTAGGATCAAAGTTTGCTGATCCAAAATTTAAGATACAAGTAGAGAACCCTTCTACATTTATCGATATTGTAAATGAAAATGGAAATCAGCATTTCCGTATTGGATATCCAGTTAAGGTAGATGAAACACCAATAAGCCGGTATGAATTGGTTATGCATGATAAAGCGAATTCTTTAGTGGGCTGGACGGAAGTGGGAAAAGACTTTGTTTCAGATTACGGAATCGTAGCAGGGAAAATGATCGCAGACGGCGCACGTTTTATGCCATCAGATTACGGTCAAGGTCAATATTGGCACGGACCCGCAGTGAAAAAAAGTATCACTGGAGGTCCATTACAAGATTTCACGCTTGATGCAATAGTCGAATGTCGAAACTTAAATCCTGCAACTATGGGACGTGTAGAACTTTATTTATTAGACGAAAGTAGCGTTGTAGTCGGAAAAGTAGGTATGTTTGATGCGTATAGAAATTCTAGCGAGAATTTCGGTGAAGTCATAGTAGGAAACGGTGACTACAATCATAGGATTATAGCGGAAACGGGTTATTATCATACAACATGGAATGATTTTTATGGTCGTCTACACATTGCGCGGGTAGGGAACTATTGGCAAGGTGATATTGCTTTAATCGATGAAAAAGGAAATTATCATACGGAAAAATTTGCCCAATGGTACGATACGGGCAATAGCTTTATGAAAAAGGTTGCGCAGATTGTTGTGCATATATGTGCATTTAACGATGCGTTTCCGCTGACTGCAGCTGTGCACGATATTAAAGTGCAAAGAGTAAATAGCAATACAGAACGTCAAATCCCCTACATTGTTCAAAAAGGAGACGTTGTAGAAATTGATTCATCGGATGCCAGTATTCGTATTAACGGCGCGGATGCAATTAATATAAAAGACTTTCTGAGTGACTATATACGTATTGAAAAAGGGAAAAACGATTTAACTGTTTTTCCAAATAACATAGGTCAAGTAGAGGTCACGTATAGGGAGCGTTATCGATGAATAAAACAAATAATCTACTACACATTGTGGACTTTAAAACAGAGCAAATCATTGGTGTTATACAAGAAAAAAACTATTGGAACGATATCCGCCAGTGGGAGCTCAAAAATAATATAGACCAATTAGAGTTCAATACAATGGACGGAACAAAAATATCGGCGTCTCTTGTACAGCAAAATATTATAGTAAAACAAACCAGAGATGGCACTTTTGTTTCGTATGTTATTACAGAAGCAGACCAAGATGCAGTAGATCGTTCTAAAAAAATTCACGCACTCGGGGAACATACAAAGCTAAAGAAAGCGGCAGTAATTAAACCACAAACGTTACAAGCTACTACAGTCAACGAATCTATGGACTTTGCTTTACAAGGTACAGAATGGAAACGTGGGATTACGGAGTACAGTGGTGTAAGGACTATTCATATTAAGGATTTCACAAACCCGCTTGATTTCTTAAAACAAATCGCATCTACTTTTGAACTTGAGATTCGTTTTAGAACAGAAATACTGGGTTCTTTTATTGTCGGTCGTTATGTAGATTTAATAAAAAAGATTGGCCGTGACAATGGGAAAGAATTCGTGCTAGGAAAAGATGTACAAGGCATCCGTCGTATTGAGAATAGCCAAAATGTAGTAACAGCTCTTGTAGGTGTTGGGCCATCTAAAGAAAATCCTGATACTGGGAAAGAAGAGTTTCTAACATTTGAAGATATTAATGGTGGAAAGTTGTACGTAGGTAATAATGATGCATTACAACGCTGGTCGAAAGATGGTAAGCATTTATTTGATATTTATTCACCTCAAACAGAAGATCAAGATATGACGAAGCAGCGACTCAAACAATTAACCGAAGCAGAATTAAAGAAACGAATTGATAGTTCTACTCTATATGAAGTGGATGCTGTAGCACTTGAAAAGGTGTTTGGTTTATCTCATGAAGCGGTTCGTAAAGGAGATACGGTACGAATAAAAGATACAGAATTTAGTCCACCACTTTTCTTAGAAGCTAGATTAATAGCAGCTGATGAATGTGACACTGATCCATCGAAGGATAAATATATCTTTGGTAATTATCGTGAAATTAAAGATACACGAAGCCTGATCGATAGGTTATACGCACAAATCATGGGTAGCTTATCAAATAAAGCATCTAAAGAATTACTTGATTTGTTAGATAAGAAACTTCAAGAAAACGTAAAAGAAACAGAAGTCATTCGAAAAGAATCGGAAGCAGCAAAGAAAATTGCTGAACAAGTGGCTGAAAACTTGAAGAACAATACCGTTGATATTATCGAAGGTTTAAATCCACCAACAGAAAACTTAAAGGATAGAAAAACGTTTTGGCAAGATATTAGCAAAGGTAAGCCTGGTATTCTGAAATTGTGGAAGGATGGTAAATGGGATCCTGTTGTTCCTGATGTGGAATCCGTTAAGAAAGAAACACTTGAGCAAGTCGATAAAAATATTGAATCCACAAAACAAGAGCTAAACCAAAAGGTGCAGGAAGCGCAAAATCAAGCCACGGGACAAGTCAATGAAGTGAAGGAAAGCTTACAAGGTGTTAGTCGTAAGATTTCTGATGTGCAAAATAAACAGGGTGAGATTGATAAGAAGATAACGAAGTTTGAGCAGGATTCTAACGGATTTAAATTATCTATTGAATCGTTAACTAAAAAAGGTAGTGATATCAACAGTAAATTAAATACAGTTGAATCGAATGTGGAAGGCACAAAAAAGACAATATCTGATGTGCAGCAAACTGCAAATGATCTGAAGAAAACAACAACTGAAATTAAAGAGCAAGCTGGGAAAATTAGCGAGAAGTTAACAAGTGTAGAAACGCAAGCAAATATCCTAACTAATAAAACTACCGAGATTGAAAAAAGTGTGAATGGAATCAAAGAAACAGTAACAAAAGTTGAAAATAATCAAAGCGGATTTGATAAACGTGTTACGGGAGTAGAGAAGACAGCGAACGGAATCACTCAAAGTGTTTCGAAATTACAAGAGACCCAAGTACAACAAGGGAAAACATTAACTCAAGCTACTACAAAATTAGAACAACATTCTGAAGCGCTGAGTCTAACAATGAAAAAGAAAGATGTTGAGGAGTATGTTGGCGGTATTGGGTCTATCAACGAGATCAGAAACGCAGGTCTTGAATTAGGTAACAAGTACTGGTCAATTAATCAAGGTACTGCTGTTCAGCTAAGCTCAAAATATAAAGGTTATGCAACTTTTTGGAGTGATTATTCTGGAAAGACTAGTGATCACTGGTCTGGCACCGCTTCTGAATTTATAACAGTTACAACTGGTGAAGATCTTATTTCGACAGGTTGGTTTGCTACTGACAATATAGCTTCACTAGATCAAAAAGCGTGGATGGAAATTGAGTTCTGGAATGCTACAAAAGGAACTAGAATGAGAACGCAGCGCGTAGAAATCCAATGGGCTAAACAAGGTGATTGGGCAAGAATGACGATGGTTTCAAAGGTTGCAGCTAACGAAGAGTGGGTTAGATGGCGTTATTATGTTCAAAGAAATGGACGTGTACGAGCTGCCCTTCCGATGCTACAGCGTGGTAAAGTAGCGACAGAGTTTTGGTTACATCCGAAAGATCAAACTAATGTTGATAAAATGATTGAAGATATTGCTGATAAGGTAGCTACACAACAATTCAATCAGAAAGCGACTCAAATTGATAATCGTTTTACTATCAATGAACAAGGTATCGATTTAGCAGCAAAAAAGACAGAAGTCTATACACAAAATCAAGCGAATGATAAATTTGCTACAAATGCTTATGTGAAAGACATGGAAGGTCGCGTTCAGATTACTGAAAAGAATATCCTTAGTACAGTAAAAAAAGGTGAAATCATCTCACAAATCAATCAATCAGCTGAGTTAATACAAATCGATGTCGCAAAGTTGAAAATCAATGCAGATACAATTGTACAGTGGTTAACAGCAAAAGGAATCGATGCGAATATCATCAAAATCGAAGGTGATAATGTTGTAATTGATAAACGTGGTGTCAATATCAAAAGAGGCGCACTACAGGTTCAAAGACCTGATGGATATGCACTGATTGTAAATGGGATGGCTAACTTTGATATGAATGTGAGTTCTCATGAACCTCCATTTGTAGGTGTTGGAATGGGGATTAGTGGTACATGGTACGCAACACGAAGCACAGTATGGACGAATTGTAATTATTTCACTTTAAAGCATACAGGTAGATATTTAGTTTTCGCGTTGTCACTTGCAATAGATCCAGGTTCCGCAGCACAAGTGAAGATAACCGATGTAGAGGGAAATGATTTGTGGTACACCACGCATAGCAAAACGATTGCTGACAACTATTATATAAATGTCACGATTGATTTAGGCGTACCCACAGGGAATATGAAGTATATATATTTGAAATTAGCATCTAACAGCGCGAATCACACCGCGTATGCAAGGATTCTAAGTAGATGGCAGGAGTGGTGATAAAAATGGAAATTAAAGAAAAATATGAACTGCATGAACGATATAAAACATGTATTTACTGCGATTCAGATGAATTTGGAAATATTACACAAGTAGAACATGGTCAACGTATCATACCGGGTCAAAATTACATGCATTTCTTCAAAGTAGATCGTTATATAGCGGATACTATACAAAATTATAAAGTTGTCTGGAATGAAAGAGTTGCAGAGTTACAGGCGGTGGATTTAGAAATAGATGAGAAAGTAAAGAGAGTATATTTCGCACCTACAAAAGAAGAATTAGAACGAGAAAAGGCAGAAATGGAAGCAAAACTTAAACTGCTTGAAGAACAACTAGCTGCACAAAAGGTAGCACCAAATGAATAAGAGTAAACCAAAAAGGGACAATCAAATATGTCGCTTTTTTATTTTTAGAAAAGGAGTGAAAGGATGGCTGAATTAAAACATGATGATATGAAAGAACTTCTTGTAGGGTTGACTAGGGTAGAAACAAAGCTTGATACACTAGGCAATGTTAAAGAAGTAGCAATTGAAGCACAACAGTCAGCCAAAAGCGCTCATATGCGTGTGGATAGATTAGATAAATTAGTGTTTTGGATTGGGACTACAGTAGTTGGGGCTATTATCACTGGTGGGATAATGGCTCTTTTTAAATTCGCAGGAAAGTGATCGTATATACGGTCACTTTTTTATTTGAAAGGAGATGATAGTATGAAAAATTTTGATGCAGCTTCAATTAGTCGCTATGTCGTATTAGTAATCGCTGTGATTAACAGTGTCTTAAATCTTGTGGGATACCAAACGATTGATGACAAGATCACAAACGATTTAGTAGCCGTAATTACAGGAGCATTTACCCTGTATATGGCTTGGAAGAACAACTATTTGAGCAACAAAGGGGTACAACAAAAAGATGTATTAGAAAAAAACAACTTACACTAAGAGGAGATGTTGAATAATGGGTAAATATAGTTTACATGGTGGTCACACAGAATTTGTGCAAGGTGCTAACTGGGGAAATCGAAAAGAACATATTATGGATCGTCAGGTAAAGGATGCAGTTGCATCTAAGTTGCGTTCGCTAGGTCATACAGTTTACGATGACACCGATGAGGCAGGAAGAACGCAAGCACAAAACTTAAATAACATCGTTCGTAACTGTAATTCTCATAATGTGGACCTTGTAATTTCATTCCACTTAAACGCTTATAACGGATCTGGAAACGGTGTGGAAGTTTGTTATTATGACCAACAATCTTTAGCGGCGAAAGTATCAGCTCAACTCTCTAAAGATATTGGCTGGTCTAATCGTGGTGCGAAACAACGTACTGACCTTTATGTATTAAATAGCACTAAAGCACCAGCAATCCTAATTGAACTTGGATTCATCGATAACGAGTCCGATATGGCTAAATGGGATGTAGATAAAATTGCGAATTCCATCGTATACGCATTGACTGGACAAACTGTTGGAGGTAGCCAACCAACCGCACCAACTCCACCATTTAATCAAAAACGTAATGTTGTAGAGGCAGGAGGAATCGGTAGAGAAAATTTAGCTGATATAGTAGGAGCTTTAAATTCAGTTCACATGACGGGTAATTTAAACCTTAAAAGTGATGGGTACATTTATCCTGTAACTGATCCAACTAGCGACGCTCAATTAAAAGCATTCACTGACTATCTTGATCGCAAAGGCTGGGTATATACAGTTAAGTAAAACATACTATGTAACAGCAAATAAACCTTACGTATTTGTGAAATAAAAAAAGTGCTCATAATGTGAGCACTCTTTTTTTATCTGAATTTTTTGTTGTAACGGTACAACATAGTAGCAGCTTCAGCTCTTGTTGCTGCATCGTTTCCGCGACTACCGTCATAAAGACCCTTATCTGTTCCCCATGCAATCGAGTTACTGAATCCACCATTAGGTGTCCATGCTTTGGTGTTAAAACGTACTGCATAGAGCGTAGCTATCATTTCATTACGAGTAATATAGCTACCCCCACGAGTTCCGTCAGAATACCCTCTACTCATCATATACTGACGTGCTTCGTCGTAATTTTTAACCCAATGCCCATTGAAGCGAGAAACCATCATCCAAACATCTTGTCGAAGTGCAGGACTATCTCGGTAATCATTTCGCATAATTCCTTTTCTGAAAGCCCAATCAATTTCCTGATCAGCCCAATGTGCTGAAGCTTCTTTCGGGGCGATTGTTGCGAACCCTGTAGATAACGTAATAGCAGCAATTGCAACAACTATAACCTTTTTAAGTTTTTTTAACATCTTTTCCATTCCTTCCCTATGTGCTTGTCACTTACGTTATATTAATATATTAAAATTACTAAGTAAATAGATATAACGAAATTCACGGTATTCTTTTAGTAATAATTTGTGAACTTAACAAGAAAGTGGAATTATATATATGATGTTATTTCCTACAAAAGAATAGTTTGATTAACAAAAATAAGAGCCGTCCTGTTGGGCGGCTTGTTTTTATTTTGCATCAATAATATCAATAAATTTCAACGTCATATTATTGTAAAATGCATCCGTACAAATTATAGATTTATTCAGCGGATCAATATCAACAACGGTCATATAGTTAGTAAGTAAAAAACCACCTTCGTAATATGTAATCATTATTTCTTCTTCAGAAAGCAACGAACATAATAGCATGTTCTCAATCAGTTCTTGTTCATCTTGGGTTAATGTAGGGCGTTCTACTTTCGTCTTTTCTTTAACAATCTTACGGATACCAGCGAATTGCTCCGGCATCGCAGCGAACGGAGTCCATTTAACCATTCCTCTTCCTTTTGGCATATTAGCGTTGTTCATGCTTTATGTCCCCCTAACAATGTGTTTCTGTATCTTGCTGTTGCACTATTTGTATAAGAAATTCCTCGTAATATGCTGTTCTTACCAAATTTAGTGCGTATTTCGTCCATTACTTTAGTTAGTTTCAATTCTTTTTCTCTTTGTATTACATTATCGAATAGTGAGATTTGTTCTTCGCCTTCATTGATTAAGTTAGTTAAAGAAACATTGATGGATCTAATGGGCTCCCCAGTATAAAACTCATGTAAAAAATATGTACAAATCTTATAAATATCCATTGTTAAATTAGTTGGTCGGTTCATAGTGTGAGTTTTTTTGAAACCACCAGAATAATTTTTGCTGTAACCAATGGAAAAATGAATAGTTTGAGCTAGTTTGTTTTGTCTTCGCATTCGATAACAAACTTCCTCGATATGCTCTAGTAGAATAATTGGGAATTCCTCTATTGTGTAATCACGCATTAGTATTTGACTTTTACCAATAGAAGTTGTTGCTGGAACGTATTTTTCTGATATGCGGCTAATATCAATGCCGTTGCTATGTAAGTGTAATTCTTCGCCAATAACGCCAAAGCTTTGTTTTAAGTATTTAATTGGGTACTGTGCCAAGTCCCCAATTGAATGTATTCCTTTCAGGTTTAACTTCGCTTCTGTTTTCCCTGAAATTCCCCAAAACTTACTAAGTGGTCGTATTGGCCATAATTTTATGGGTACATCTTCGTACTTCCAGTATGCTATGCAATCTTTCGTTTTCTTCGCTTCAACATCTAGTGCTACTTTGCTCATTAAAGGATTAGGCCCAATTCCTATCGTGCATTCGATTCGTGTCTTCGCATAGATTTCACGTTTGAATTTCAATGCGAATTCATACGGATCGTTAGCAAATAGATGAATACTATCCGTTATATCCATGAAGAACTCATCGATGGAATATTGGTGGAAATCCTCAACAGGAACATATTGCAGAGCTAGTTTTGTGATGAAATTAGAACATTTTATGTAAGTGCTCATAATTGGATTTACTACAAGAATGTCTTTACGACGAGGTATTTCGTACAACCTCGCCATTTTCTTGACACCTAACGCTTTTAATGGTGGAGTTGCAGCCAAAACAATCGAACCACTCCTATTCACATCACCAACTACAGCTAACTTTGTGTAAAGTGGATCTAATCCCATTTTGATGCAACTGACTGAAGCATAAAAGCTACGAAGATCTACACATAAAATAATTCGATTTGGCAATATTGAATAGTCATACACCGTAAATCCCCCTAAATAACAGAACGTTAGTTCTTATTATATACGAATGTATGTTCTTTTTAAACTACTTTTTCTGAGCTGCTGTTATCCTCTAATATCCTATTTAAAAATTCTATTCGTCGTTGAATAAATTCAATTTCGCTACGGCGGGCTGCATTATATCCTTTAAAATGCCCTTTTGCGTAACCATCAGCAGCTTTTATTTCCTTTTCAAAATCATTAATGCTATCTGTTAAGAATTGAATGCGTTCATTCATTATTTCTATTAAATATTCAACAGACTTTCTTTCCATATCCATACAGCTCCTTTTTGTTAAATTGCAATATTGTTTTACATATCCCAAAAATCATCAGCTTTAATCCTTGGATCTAATTCACGGAGAACCTTTAGTATCTTTTGCATGGTTTTCCGTGTGGGTGATCTATCAGGATTGTTCGCCAAATCTCCTACCGTATTCCTTCCAAGACCTGATTTCCTTATCAACCATTCTTGTTCTATTCCATGTTTATCTAAATACTTCCCAAACTTTGTGCGTTTTTTTCCGAGTCCCCACACAACATTCACTCCTTTAGTTATCTATTGTCTTCAGTAATGTCCTAGTTTCACTAAAAATAAACCCCTAAAAATGGTGAATATTGTCCAAGCCACCCACAATATGATGTATCAAGGTTGCTACCAAAATAACTATCGAACTTATTACCAAAGTAGCTACCAAAGTAAATAGCCTAATCGCTATCAAGGTAACTAGTATTTGTACTATCAAAGTAGTTATCAAGTTAGTTATCAAAGCAACACTATCAAGGTATTGGGGCGATAAACCCTTGTAATATGGGTATTTCAAAATCTGTTTATAAAGGGGAGATTTATTTGTTAACAACATTTATTTCTTTAGGAGCTTTGGGAGTAACAACAATTGGAGGGGTAATATTAGAAAAGCATCTTGTTAAAAACGATCACGTTGTGGCAGCTAAGCTATTAAGCGACGGAATGTATCATGGAATGAGGATAGGTGGAGTTTGTTTCATTGGATATGTATTTATCAAAATCTTAATCATGTTTTAGGAGGTATCACATGGAATTCATCAAAGAATGGTTTCATAAACAAAGTTTGAAGAATCGACTTATAGAGGTATTTAGAAAAGCTGGTTTATATGTGGACCATCAAACACGTGGTGGGAAAGTGCCGATTTATCCCAAAATACATTCTGTTTCTTCCACACAAGAAAATGTTCGATATGTATTTACTATTCCGAATGGTTTAGATCCAAAGACTATTGAAAAGAAATGGTTTTGCTTTCAACAAATATTAGGAAGAAATGTAGCAATTGAAGGTGATATTAAACGGTTTGTGCTCAATGTATTCCGTTTGGATGCAGGGCTACAAACATATAATTACAGTTATAAGAAGTGGCAGTCGTTACTAAAGCAACATCGCCTCCCTGTTATGGTAGGACGTGACCAATTCGGAAAGATGATTACGTATGATATGGTTGATTCAAATACACCACATTTACTCATAGCTGGAGAAACGGGAAGCGGTAAAAGTAGTATGGTACGTGTTGTTCTGTCCACACTCATTCAATACATGTCCCCTGATAAATTGCATTTGTACCTGGGCGACTTAAAAAACTCCGAATTTCATTTCTTGAGAAGGGTGAAACACGTAAAAGAGGTTTGTATGGAAGAAATCGAAATGAAGATCATGTTGCAGAAAGTGTGGCAGGAAATACGCGAACGTAGAAAACTGATGGAAGAGTATGAAGTGGATCACATCGATGAATACAACAAAATAAATCCCAATAATCAGAAACCATATATTTTGCTGGCGATTGATGAAGTGGCAATGCTTCAGGATGAAAAAGAATGTATGTCCGCAATTGAAAAGATATCGGCAGTCGGTAGGGCATTAGGCGTCTTTCTTATGCTCAGTATGCAACGTCCTGATGCAAAAGTATTAGATGGTAAGCTAAAGCTGAATATGACTGTTAGAATGGGTTTTAAATGTGATAGTACGATTAATAGTAACATCATGGGTACACCTGGATCAGAACACTTGGAGCAATCAGGCCAAATGATTCTGAAGTTAAACGGATTGAAGAAAGTGCAAGCTCCTTATTTAGAATTAAGCAAAGCAAAACAAATTATTGAACCTTATCGCGTTCCTAAAGAAGATATAGCGCTTCAGAATCCTTCACAAGAAGAAATTAAATTATTCGGGGTGTTAAATTATGAAGAATAGAGACAAAGCAATACTAAACAATTTGAAGCGTTTTAGGTGCATGTCTAGGGATGATATTATTGATTTGCATTTTCAAGGGGTAAAAAACGCGGTTACTTGCTGTAATACAGTCATGAAACGATTAAGGAGAGATGGTCATGTGGATGCCAATATCTCGCAGCAACCATTTATATATTTCCCTCAACCTAGTACACTTCGAAAAACTAGCCAAAAGATTCCTCACTTCCTCGGTATTGTAGACGTATATAAGCAGCTTATACATTATGAAAAACCGAAACTATTTAAAGTGGAGCCAAAGTACGGTAAAGAATTCATGGAACCCGATGCATTTACAATATGGCGCAGATCTCCATTCTTCATTGAGGTCCAGAAGTCTGTTTACAGCAAAAAGGTTATGCAAGATAAGATAAACAGGTATGAGTTATATTTCCATAGTCAGGAATGGCATAACGAATCATGGCAGCCGAAAGGATCTAAATTCTTCCCATCAATCCTCATTATTACTGATAAGCAGTATGATGTTAATTTGCCTAATTTACGTATCTTTCAAGCTTCTTCAATTAGCAATTTCATGGATAGTCTTGTTGTAAAAGTAGAATAAGGGTCTCTAAACGGGGGATTTTTTCTTTGCAGGAATTTATTATTCATCAGTTCAATTACGTCCGTTGTAGCGTTATGCGATGGTTTATTCATTAGTAGGTAGCGAGGATTCTCTCTTATTTCAAGAGCAGGGATTGGTTATATAGTAGTTCAAATGATTCCGTTATTTATGAGGTTGTTTGTTGAAATTGATAAAGCGATATAAAATCCCTATAAATATAGGGATTTTATATTGTGTAATATTCAAATTTGATTATTATTGCTAATAACAAGTTTAATATTTATAACTACTAAAATCTCATTATTGGTTTATAATATAATTAAAATTTAATAGGAGTGATAGATTTGGAAGGATACAATCAGTATTTTATTTACCCTACAGAATTAGACACTCTGTATAAAGGTAATGCCATAGTTGTACCAGATGCTAATTTTTTATTGTTAGCTTACCAATGGAGAGAAGTTACAACTGATAAGGTGAAAAAAGTATTAAAAGAATTAAGCGAAAAAGAAAGACTTAAAATCCCAGAACAGGTTCTTTATGAGTTTTCAAAAAATAGGCAAAAGGTTCTATTTGAGCAACTTACATCAGTAAATGATGAAATGAAAAGATTTAACGACCCTAAACCAAAAATTAGAGATTTCATGCCTGCTGCGGAGGAATCTTCAGAAATAAATGATGCACAGAAAAAAAGAGAAAATCTATCTCAAGCGATAACTGAATATAAAAAAAGCTTGAAGAAAGTAAAAGAGAAAATAGAAAATTTAATAAAAAAGGATGAGTATTTTGATTTTATAAAATCTCTTTGTCAAAATTCCTTTTTACCATATTCTACAGATAAAGAATCCCTGAGAAAAGAGGGAGTAAGAAGGATATCTCTTGGTATAAAACCAGGAACCAATGAGAATAAAGGAGACCCAACTGGCGATTATATAATATGGCATGAAATTATTCAATTACAAGAACATATTATTTTTGTAAGTAATGACCAGAAAAAAGACTGGATATATAAAAATAATAATGGTCAAGAGTTAGGGATGGATCAACTTTTATTGGCTGAATTTCATTCCGAAACTGGTGGGAAATCATTTCTACATATAACACCAAAAAAATTCATTAAATATATAGATCCACATTTAGATAGAGTTATTGAGGAAGATTTAAGCAAATCGGATGAATTAGCTAAGGCTTCATATGCTATTTCATCTAATAGTATAAAATTTGGAGATGATATGGGAGAGGTAGATATGTATTGGGAGTTTAGGTTAAATAGAATACCTGAACTTACAGATTGTATAAAAGTTAGTCAAATATTCACATCATTGGGTTCAAAAAATACACCAGCGATGGTAATGTATGATGAAAGTGAGCAAAAACATTCAATTATTGTGAATTGTTCAATTGGTATACCGCCAAAAGGTCCTGCAAGAGAAACCTATCAAAAAGTTAGTGAACATTTTGGTAGCGAATTAATTCGCGCAAGATTTCATCCGGTGTGTGATCAATACTACGGATTTATTCCTGAATAAAATTTGCCGAGTGCATCTTTAACTGTTGAAAAGAAAGGTTTCTTGTAATTACAGAAAATCTTTCTTTTTTTATTAACATTAATGTTAATAAAAAAAGAAATAAAATGTGTTTTTATTTGAAGGAATTAGTATGGCACCATGGAATATCCTCTTTTAGGAGGTGTTATAGCGTTATGTCGGATATGAAAATAATTTATACCGCAAAAGACGTCTATAGTCGCTTGAATGTGAGCGATAGCACACTAAGAAAATACGTTGAAGTACTCCAACGAGAGTCCTACATCATTAGAAAAAATAAACAAGGAAAAAGAGAATACACAGACAGTGATATTATGGTTATCGAGAAGTTAATTGAGCTTAGTAAGCATGACGGTATGACGCTAGAAAAGGCGGCGAAGATGATTGCGCAGCGATTAGAGATAGCTAATCCAAATGTGGAGACAGAGGAATCCAAAGAAACGGATTTAATCCCATTCCACATTCAAGAACAGCTCCAGCAGCAGTACAGCGTTATGGCGCGAGAAATGAATCAGAGTATGTTAGCGATGGAAAAACGTTTAAGTGAGCAGGCGAAGCAAAGTAACGAGGAAATCAAAGCGAGTGTGGAAGCGCATAATGAGCGAGTGGAAAAAAGATTGGAAGCACGAGACGAGACACTTATGAAAACCCTACGTGAGATGCAGGAAACGAAGAGAATGATGCAGGAGTTTCGGGATGAAGTTGCTGCTGCGAAAGAGAAGAAAAAGCCGTGGTGGAAGTTCTGGTGAGAGCAATGAGGTTCCCTTGTGATAGTAGGGTTCCTCTTTGTCTTTGCTACCGATAATGATGTGCTTTGTTAAACCCACTTTAAATAAAACATTTGGAGGAATGTACTTATGTCTAATGAAGTTTTGCCTTTCACTGTAAGAATAGCTACTTCAGAAGATTTTTGGGATATATCAAATATAAACAAGCAGGTTCAACAGTTACATATAGAGGGAAGACCAGATATTTATTCTGATACTTCAGCTTCTTTGGATCACAATGCATACGAAGCATGGCTTATTGATACAACCATAGAGATATTTGTAGTAGAGGATAATAATAAAGAGATTCTTGCTTACATAATCTTAGATATTAAAGAACCATCCGAAAATCCAAAGTTAGTTGAGCGAAAAGTACTCTTTATCCGCAATATTGGTGTAAGCGAAATATGTCAAGGAGCAGGAATCGGAAAAATATTAGTTCAAAAATCATTTGAGTATGCTAAAGAAATACAAGCAACAAGCGTAGAATTAAATGTTTTAGAATTTAACAAGAAGGCTATACGATTCTACGAAAAACTTGGATTTAAAACACAGAGCCAGCAAATGGAATTTGTATTGCCGGATGCTTAATGCTATTTCCTATATCGATAATCGTGTAAACGAGCTAGTGGTGAATATAGTAATTTGAAAAAGGCCCTATATATGTAGGGCTTATTTTCGTATAGATATTATGTCGTTTAGGTTATTTTGCTCATTTGAATTCAACTTATTAGCAATATAGTAAGCTAACATTTCATCAATAAGCTAATAAGTTTTAACAAAGAGAATGATGCAGGGATTTCGGGATGAGGTTGTTGCTGCGAAAGAGAAGAAATAGCCGTGGTGGAAGTTCTGATGAGGATAAGAAGAGGAACGTATAAAAATAGAGTTGTAGAAAAAGAAAGAGTGGATTCCTTGTGAGAATAGGGAGCCACTTTTTTCTTGTTACTGATAATGAGACACCATATCTGACTTACATAAATATCCTATTTGTTCAAATTTGTCCTTGCTGATGGTACAATTTAAGCCATGGAGGGGTATTATGGGATATCTTAATCAGCTTTATGTAATACTGTATTTTATAAGCGGCATTGCAGTATTCTCATTCTTCAATTCTGATTCACCAAAAACTAAGGATAAAAATCTAACATTCATAATGGTCAGTTTAGGGGCAAATCTATGCACAATTCCAGTAGCTTTATTTATAGGTGTGATGGCAACCGACTCTCCATATAGTACTGTACTTGATTTTTTGGGAGGATTTCTCTTTATTCAGGGAATACCGCTCCTTCTACTACTTGTAGCTTTAATATGGTGGTTTATCCAAAAGGTAAAAGGAAAAATCGACACATAGAATTTTAAAATGCCTTCCGCTAACGATAATGTTATTATTAGCTGTTTTACCTGTGTTTTCAAATAAGTTAAAGAAGATTGATTAAGTACAGATATATCGAAAAAAAGTGGAAATATAGAAATATCCCTATTTCTAAATAGGGATATTTCTATATTTTTAAATTTCGGTTAAGAGCTTGAATTTCCTTTTCTGATCAGGTGTTAGCTCATTTTCTACATAACGATCTATAAGCAGGTCGATAATTTCATAATTGAATTTTGTGTTTGTAAGTTTCATTAATACTTCAAGTTCTTCTTTTGATTGATTAGAAATTTTAATGCTACCTTGCTGGTTTTTAAATTTCTTTTTCGGTTCAATTTTCTCGATTCTTTTCTCTTTTCGAGTAGTAGTTTTTTCTTCTGTCTTAGGTTGAGAAGGAGTAACAGTAGCTGCTACCTCTTTATTTTCCGTCGTAGCTTGTCCTTGTTCCGGTACATAAGGCTCAGTAGGTTCAAAGTTACTTTTCTTTCGACCTAATAAACCAGGAGTTCTTGCCATATTACACACCAACCTTCATTTTTTCAAACATATCAACACGAGATAATAATTCATCACTAATCGTTTCGTATAGTTCAATTACATTCATATCATGTCTATCTTTTTCAGTAATACCATTCACATCAAATCGTTTAATACGTTCCATTTGAGGGACGATGTTTTTAAATAGGTTTTCTTCTCCAAATATTTCACGAGCATTTTCCATGATGTATTCGTCAACTTTACCGTTGTTTTTTAATAGGACAGGAAGAACGCCAACTACTTCAATATCAAGATCATATTGCTCTTTTAACTTGATAAGTTCATTAATATAATTCTCGGCACCAGTAAGAGAACGTTCTTGTGTTTGCAGAGCAATTAGAACATAATCAGAAGCTACAACTGCATTTTTTGTAACTTCTAGTGACATAGGAGGTACGTCGATAAATATGTAGTCGTATTTATGCTTTATCTTTTCAAGTAATCCTTTAAAGTAATGATCTTCTTCAGCCTCCGAAGAACAATTTTTATAAAGGAATTTTGCGAAGTCCTGAAAATCAACGTAAGAAGGAAGTAAATGTAAGTTCTCCATAATTTCCACTTCTAAGCCGTCTAGGTTTCCCTCTTGTATTCCTTTCATTAATGTTTTTTCAACAGTAACAATTTCATCAGGATTAAGGATTGATTTTGTTAACATTAAAGACTTGGTTGCGTTACTTTGTGGATCAAGGTCAACAAGTAATGTACGCTTGCCCTTTTTAGCGAATTCATAAGAGTTCAATACAGCATTCGTGGTCTTACCGACTCCACCTTTGTAATTACCTACCGTAATTGTAATAGCCATTTTTAACACTCCAGTTATTTATTTTTAAAATTTCCCTATATCCCTTTATAGAAATAGGGAAAAATAGAAATAGGGAAAAAGGGATATTTCTAACTATAGAAATAGGGATATTTCTATATCTTTAAAGAAATTATAACAATGATGTACGGTATATGCAATAGAATCATAGAGTTAGTAATTAATAATAAAAACGTTGATATCATAAGATTCTTTTGATGTATGAAGTAGAGGGAGTTAAGAAATAAATATGTAATTTCGTAGAGATGTTAGTAGATGCAAAAATGACGAAAATAGGGAAATATAGATATAGGGAAAAGGGGAAATATCCCTATATCTATAAGTGGAAATAGGGAAATAGGGAAATAGGGATATTTTGAAAAAAGTGCGTAATCTCGCAGTTTACAAAGGATAATGCTTGTTGTAACGTAGTACACAACAAGCATCATTCTACAAAACAAAACATAATTTGATATTTTACATAAACGAAGATCGATAAAACAATTGAATATGAACAGAAAATAAAAAAGCCACTCCCATATGCTATCGGCTACCAACCTTTAGCGGGAATGACTCAGTTCTAGTAATTGCTACCAACACTTACTAGACGTAACCTGTAACCAAGCAGGACTTCGGTTTAAGTAGTGCACCAACACTATCCTTAAACAATTATGCCTTTCGACTAGGCTTATTTGATATACCCATTTTATCTGTGATTGGGCTAAAATTCAACTAGTAAATACTAGATTTGATTATTTTGTAGTCTAAAAGATATATACCGGGCATCTCTAAACCTAGAAGTCTTGTGAATGTACAGGTCATTTAGGAACTCGAGATGCCTTTTTTGTTTTTTGTTCGCGTGGAATTGCCTGATACCACGTAAATAAAAACTGATAAGCCGTAATTCCGTGCTGCCATACATTTAGCGGGAACGTGTTACGGCGTGGCTGGCTGTTGGTCGTGCAGGGGGTACAGAGTATACGCCTACAAAAACAGCACCCCTCATTGGAATCCTGTTCTTCTGATGAGGGTGGGCGAGAACTTGCCCAGGGACGATTCCCTAAAAGGTTCGGGTGGTTATCGTTAGCATTACGGTGCTAGGGAGTACATTCAGTTTGTCGTGTAGGGACGATATTACAAGGACAAGCCATAGAAAAAGGATGTATGCGATGAAGATCGCTGAGTGAACAGGGTCTATACATACGGATACCATATAAGTGACCGCATGGCGAAAACAAGACGCTTATCCATCTATTTTGACTGATTACTTTTTTGTAGTCTTTCAAAGTAGGGGATAAATCTGCCTTCCAGCCGTGTTCCATAATCGTTCCCACATGATAAAAACCTTCAAGACCTTCAGTCAACATTAAATTCGAAGAAATGATGAAAAATGTGAGGTTGTTTAAGGCCTGGAGGAACTACTTACTAGGCTAGAGGAATAAATAAAGGAATTATTACTTGCTTAGTTAGAGGATGAGGGGACGGATGGTAGAATGGGCCTTATTGCAGAATTTGGTTTTACACATCTGATATAGTACGTGAAATTTAATAAAATAAAATCAATTCATTTAAATAAATAGTATTAACGATAATATGTTATTATATTTTATACATGTAAATGGTTAAGTTACGACATTTTTTGTGAGAAATTACTATATAAATTTTTAAAGGGAGCATAAAACTTGAGAAAATTAACTTATTTTATTTTAACTATTTTTAGTCTATTTATACTTACATCATGTGGTGTAACGGATGAGGAAAAAAAGGAAGCAGCAGTATCAACAGAAAAACAAGTACAGAAATTAATCAAACCATTAACCTCTAATGAGAACCTTTCAAAATATCTTACGAAGGTTACCTATGAAAAAGAAACAAATTATAGTAATGATATAAATCTATATTACAATATTTTAGGAACATTAAATGATTCATTTGAGGATTTAAGTATAGTAGAAAAATATAATTTTTTTACAAATGTGACTGAGATTATTAGAAATGCTAACGAGAAAAACCTAGGAAAATTAAGCTGTACTAAAGATTTTAATTGTGATTTATATTATGTACAATTTACTACAAGTAAACAAAATTATAAGATGATCTATAAAAACTCCATTGGACTTCAAGCTGATAATGGGGAGCAGACGATATACATTGGAGACTATAATGAGTATGATTCAAAAGGTCATTTGGTAAATACTAATAACAGCTCCTCTGAATCTAGTACAAGCGAAACCAATACTTCTACTAGCGATGGGGATGATTGGGTGAAAATGGATGCTTCTCAAAAATATAATATCGTTTCTTCCGTTCTTACTTCACTAAAAAGTAAAGGGTATACGATATTAGAAGATACGGATTGGTTTGTTGATGCATTAAATGCTTTTTATGGAGAGAATGTGACTAATAGTACCAAGGTAACAGAAGCTATAACACTCGCGGGATTTGGTGGGAAGGTCATCACCAAACCATAATTTTATATTCAGAAGAAAATATGGATTTAAAAGACACATATTTTTATAATGTGTCTTTTTTGTTAATTTGTGGAAACTATTTCATAAAGAAAAGACACCTAAGGTGCCTTCCTCCGACCTGAATCATCTTAACTTTAAATAATATCATTTTTCAAATTATAATAACATCTTTAAATTTTATAGAAAAATATAGAAATATATACGAAAATATGACATTATATAACATGAATTTCTATTTTATTTAATATATTTCCAAAGGAGGAAGATTTAATTTGAAGAAGTTGTTCTCATTTTTATTATTTGTATTTGTAATTTTTTCAGCGAACAATATTTCATTTGCTGATGAAGTTATACCATTTAACAAATCGTTCTTTGCATATAACGAGCCATCGTTTACATCTGCAAAGGGAAATGGTGGAGCTCAATATGGACCTCAAAAAGCTCTAACTGTAAAAGAGAAGCGTTCAGATGGTTGGTGGAAGATAGGAACTTGGGAAGGCGATAAGTGGATTAATACCGATGGGGAAAAAAAGAAAATAGAGAAACCCTATATTACTTTTGCTGAACCTAAATTCACATCACCAAAAGGGAACAATGGTAATGTTATAGCACCTCAAGTAGTTACGGCGATAGATGGACAAGAAGATGGATGGTTAAAGATTCAAACCAATGAAGGAGATAAATGGATTTTCCTTAATTCTGAAGCGGTAAAAGTAGATAAAAATTTCTATGCGTATAATGAACCTTCATTTACATCTGAAAAAGCAAGTGGCGGAAACCAATATGGGCCACAAAAATCACTTGTTGTAAAAGAAAAACGTACAAATGGTTGGTGGAAAGTAGCAACTTATGAGGGTGATAAGTGGGTCAACCTAGATGGGGAGTTAAAAGCATTTGATAAACCATTTTTAGTGTTTTATGAGCCTGCATTTGCATCTCAAAAAGGAAATATGGAAGTACCTTATAGCCCTACTACTATTAGAGTGGTTGACGGAAATACAAAAGGATGGTTTAAAGTTCAAACTTGGGAAGGCGACAAATGGATGTATCCAGGTGTTGCAGAGACAGTAGTACTTGATAAAAGCTTCTATAGCTATAATGAACCGTCCCTTATAGCAACTAAAGGAGCAGGTGGAAATCAATTTGGTCCTCAAAAATTCTTACCAATATTAGAAAAACGTCCTGATGGTTGGTGGAAAGTAGTTACATACGAAGGTCCTACGTGGATTGCTCCTGATGGAATCAAAATGCCAGTGAATGCTGATTTTACTACTTTTGATGAGCCTTATTTAGAAGCTAGGAAAAGTTCTGTGTTTGGTCCTCAAAAAAATTTAGTTGCCTATGATGGAAAAAAGACAGAACAGGGAGATTTTTATCTAGTCGGTACGTATTTGGGACAGAAATGGATGTCTCTTAATGGTGAAAAAGAGTTCAATGAAAAAAGGGAACCTATGCGCCAAGAATTAGGATACAATGAAACTACATTTGATTTTAATACACTTGAGGTACAAAAGAGTGAAACTGCTTCATTGAGAGCAGCCGAAGCAAAAAACCCTTCAGGGAAAACTCTTAAAATACCAACAAAAGAAGAAAGAGAAGAGTTTTTGAAAAATAATAATACTAATGCTAGATCATTTAGTCAGTCAGCACGTAGTATGCCTGCTGAGTGGGTACGTAAAGGTGATGTAATATATACACCAGATTCATATGGTGGTCTTGCTGGTCATAGTGCTATTATTGTTAAAGATTTTACAGAAACTCAGAATTTCCCTGGAGCGCTTAGGGGTGCCTATATTATTGCACAAGCACCTGGTATAGGGGAAAATCCAGCAGTTCAAATCAATTCTTTAGAAGAATGGGAATTTAAACATGGATATGCAAATGATCCTGATAAGTATCAAAAATACCACAGATTCTTTTACATGAGACATGTTGATAGTCGTACAGCTATAAAAGCTGCAGATTATGCTTATAATCAATTCTATCAAAATCGTTATAATTACAAATATAATATATTTGCATCTTCAGCAAATTCAAATGATAAATATACATATTGTTCTAAATTAGTATATCTATCGTTTAGGGATGGAGCAGGTGTAGATTTATTCTCTAACAAAAATAAATATATTGTTCATCCAGCTGACTTCCTGTTATCTAAACAGTTAATTATGTACTTTAGAGGCGATGGTGGTAGTTGGGGTTAAGGTTATAAAAAAACACTCTTCTTTTTGAAGGGTGTTTTTTTTATTTCGGATTGTTGCATTTTTCAAATCGTCTATAAAAAAAGACACCCTAAGGTGCCTTCCCCCGACTTGAACCACTTTAATTTTATATAAATATACATGTATTACCCCTTTGTTATACGTGTAAACACATCCTATAAAACAGAATCGTCTATATACACCAGATTGTTAGTTCACAAAATATCAAGAGATTTGAGATCAATATGTTACGTCTTTCAAAAGAATCTGCTTTATAGAACGTGTCCACGATTTATATTTTACTACATGTAATATTTATTTAGT